CAGGGCTACTCGCCCTGTCTACCGTTAACTTTTTGTGTAAGTTTCCATTGATAAGAAAAGGGCTATAAACGCGTTTTAAGACGTTTTTCTGCGTGGGGGCTGTGTTGGTATGGACTGGCTCTTAAAACGTGCCCAGCGCTCGCGCCTGTAGCCCTGCCCAAAATCCTAGACAATTAACCGCGATTAACTCAAAAGCAGTTAAACCGCCCTGCCTCGTCGATGGCCTGAAAAGTGGGTTAACCAATGATTTGCCAGCCACGGCAAAACGTCAAAAACTGCGATTTTCGCACAAATACAGCTATTTTCGCGTGCTTTGGCTTTATCATTTTACGCCCGTTCTGATGTACTGCACTGCCAGTTTAACCCATAAAAACTCATGTTTGACCCCTCTACGGGCGTGTATGAGTCATATTTCGCTATCAAAAGTTAACCGCAAAAATACAGGTTAATGGGGGTGGGTAGGGGGTGTCAAAAGGGTTGCTAAGCTCTGGTTCAAACTGCCACGGGTGACGGCGACCGACCTTTCCGCCGCTATTATGCAAAAATTTAGGGTTAACTTTTGTGTCAAAATCTGTCACAAGTTAAATTTTTTTTGTTAACTTTAGATTAAGGTTAACAAAATATGAATTACACCCACGACCAGCATAATTTCGCCGATAATGAACTGATTAACGGGCGTGAGCTCGCTAAATGCCTTGGAGTTACCGGCGCGGCGATCTCAAAAGCCCAGAATCCAAAAAACTGCAGGCTCGATACCTACGAAAACAGCAAAGGTAAAAAGCTGTTTCATGAGGCCAGCGCCCGCGAAACGTTCTTTAAGAACCGTAACCCGTCAAAGATTACTACAGCTACCGTAGGCCAGAAAGCTATCGGGCTTACTGACTTCGGGGCCCGCGTGATGGCCCAGCAAAAAGACGGCCTTACCGCTCAGGCAAAACAGGCTGGCGCGGCTCCCGTCGAAATGACAGACGAAGAAGCCTACGACTTTGCAGCCTCCAGAGCTAAGCGCGAGCACTTCGCCGCGGATCTTGCCGAAATGAAAGCCGCAGAAACTGCAGGCCGCCTCGTCGATAAGGTTAAAGTAGGCGTAAAGGTGTCAGAGCTGGCGAACTCTGTAAAAGACCGCCTGCTGTCGCTCCATATTAAAGTCGCTTCTGCTGTCCTGGGTCCGCTGGAACAGCAGCTGGTAGGCGCTGGAGTAAGCCCGGACGCAGTGCGCGTGGTTTTGTCTTCCGGGGAGCTTGAAAAGATCGTGGGGGAGGCTATCCGTAAAGAAATCGTTAGCGCCTGCCGCGATATTGTAGAAAGCGAACGTTTAAAGCTGGGGTAGTTCTGGAAGCTGTCGAAGAAATAAAGATAACTGAAAAGACTACGGCAGATGTGCTCGAACATAACGTCGAGTACGTTTTGGACTGTTTCCTGTCCGGGTTTATGCCTCCGCCTGATCTGACTATTAGCCAGTGGGCGGAGGGTAACAGAATTTTACCAAAGTCCACTACTGCAGAGCATGGACCCTGGCGTAACAGCCGTACACCTTACCTGGTCGAAATTATGGACGAGTGTAGCCCGCAGTCTATGGCAGACGACGTGGCTTTTATGAAGTCTTCGCAGGTAGGCGGTACGGAACTGCTTATGAACGTGGCGCTATACTACATCCAGCACGACCCGTGCCCGATCGGAGTCTACGAACCGTCAGAAATGATTACGGAAAAGTTTATGGCCCGCTTTAATGCCAGCGCTAAAGAAATGGGCCTCGATGAACTTTTCACAAATTCGACGAAATATACAAAGGATTTTCCAGGCGGTCAGCTTTTCGCGGGCTGGTCCAGCTCAGAAGCGCACCTGCGAAGCTCGCCGCTGCGCGTTACCCTCGGCGATGAAGTAGGCAGCTGGGTAGAAGACTGCGAGGGCTTCGGCGACCCTATCGACCTGATGGCTGCGCGTACAGATACTTTTGTGCGTAAAAAACGTGTCTGCTGTTCTACTCCGGGAACCGGCGAAAATTGCCGCATGTACACCCGTTATATCTTGGGCGACCAGCGCGTTTATAAGGTGCCCTGTCCAAATTGCGGCGCTTACCATGAGCTCAAATGGGAGAATATGGTATGGGATAAAGACGACGCGGGGCACGATCTCGCGGCGACTGCCCGTATGAAGTGCCCGGAGTGCGGCGAGTGCTATAGTGAATCCTGGAAAGATGAAATTTTACAGCTGGGCGTATGGGAGAAGCAAAACCCGGCTGGGGCTTACCCGTCTTTCAGAATTAACGCCCTTTACAGTCCGCTGGGCTGGTGCTCTTGGAAAAAGGTAGTATCTAAGTTTTTGGAGGCCGTTCGCGGTCACTCTAAAGCAAAAATGAAAACTTTTGTTAATAACTACCTTGGTGAAATTTGGCTGGACCAGGAAGAAAAGAAAATCGACGACTCGACGCTGGAGGTACGTAAAGAGGATTACGGGGCGGAAGTGCCCGACGGTGCTCTGGTTCTTACAGCTGGCGTCGATACTCAGGATAACCGCCTGGAGGTTGAGGTAAAAGCCTGGGGACGTAACTTTGAAAACTGGGGAATCTTGAAAAAGATTATAGTAGGCGACCCGCGTAAACAGCCTGAAGTATGGATCGAACTAGACCGGATTTTAACGCAGCCTTACCGTAAGGCAGACGGGACCGCTCTATACGTTGCCTGCACCCTACAGGACGCTATGGGCCACTGTACAGAAGAAGTCTACGCGTTTACCAGTAAGAGGGAATCCAGACGCGTGTACGCCTGTAAGGGTGTGCCCGGAACGGGGCGCCCTATGACTATGCTACCGAAGAAAACCGACAAAAGCCGCAAGTATAGCGCCAGCCTGGTTAACGTTGGTGTCGATACTGTCAAAGACCAGCTTTTCGCATGGATGGAGGTAGACAGGCCAGGTAACGTGGGCTATATGCACTTCCCGAACTTGCCAGACTATAACCACGAACACTTTTTACAGCTCACAGCTGAAGTTTTGGTGGGTAAGACTCGCGGCGGTAACATGATTTACGAGTATAAGAAAATCCGCCCACGTAACGAGGCGCTAGACTTGTCCGTTTATAACCGTGCGGCCCTGGATTTGCTCAGGATTGATTTAAATAAAATGGCAGATATGGGCCAGTGTGTTACCTGGAATCCGTCCGCCCAGATCGTTAAAAGACCTGCTCCAAAACAGCAGCGTAGTAGAGGGTTCAAATTATGATTACTTGCGCTTTAAAGGATTTGCCTAAACTGCTAAAAAAGCAGATGAACGACGTTAACAAGTCTTTGCGCCTGGCGACGTATAAGGCGCTGGAGCAGACCGCAGAAGACGCCCGTAACGAAATCATTAAGCAGTATTCTAAGCAATTCCCGGACGAAAACGGGATTAAGAAAAACAAGGGCGTACCGCAGCAGGTTACGCACGGTAAAGTCGATAAAGCTAAACTGCGTATCGAAATTTTTGCAAAAGACAAAATTTGCTTTATGGACGACCAGGAATTTGGCGGCGAACGTCGCGGAACTTCTGGAGGATCCAGGGCTGTGCCTACACTTGAAACTATGCAGCAGGGCCGTACCTCTCGCGGTACGATGAAGCAGGCGTGGAGTATTAACAGGCTTATGACTGCCGCGATGAGGTCCGAAACTGAGCGAAGCCGTAAGGCCGGTAAGCCTAAGCCGTTTATCATGACTTCCAAAAGTGGGCATCACATGCTTGTACGTCGCGAGAATAAAGCCCGCGACTCTATTAAGGTGCTTTACCACTTCGACAAAAAAGTGCAGATCCGCCCGCGCTGGGAATTTGTAAAGACCGTCGAGGGTATTACAGCTCATAACCTGGAGAAAAACTTTAACCAGTCTTTGGAAGAGGCTCTGAAGAAATACGACAAAAATTTTAAATAAAAAATTTTCTCGCAGTTTTAGATTTTTGTTTTATATTTCTTTGTGCGGGCGGTCATTCCCGCATAACCTCCGATAAAGAGTGATGAGCAGGCCCGGCGGGTAAAACCGTCGGGTTTTCTTTTTGGTAAAGTATGAATAAAAAAGAATTTGCTTTTATAATGCGCGTGGCCCGCGATATGTGGCATGGCATGACGTTTACCCAGCAGGAAGAAATCCACTGTAAATCGTTTCAGGTTGGATTTTTGCAGGGGATTTATACTGCGCGTGAGCTATTGAAAGAGTGCGGTATAACTGTTTCTGAAGAATTTTTAAAAAATAATTTGACAAAAACTGACATAAAATAGATATATTATATATAAAGATTTATCTCTCGCCTGGTTCCGGCTGGTGTCTTCTCCGGTTCTGGGCGCTAGATGGGTGCGCCCTGCGGCGGTATGGGTTTGAACTGCCGCAGGGTAGCCGTCTAAATTTGATTTCATTGGGTTCTCCTAACCTAACAAAGTGTCGCCGGTAGGTTTCTTCCCGGCGGCACTTTTCCGATTAAATGACATTTTTTGTCACAAAGTACACGCTTTTTACGAAAATGTTTTATATTTATGAAAAAGATTTTGTGTCATTTATTGACATAAGGGGTTTTTGTGGCTCAGGTATTCAGTAAAGAACTTTGTACGAGTATGGTCGCCAAATGGCAGACTGCGCTCGATAAGGCTCTGGAGGCTCAGTCCTATAATGGCTGGGGCCGTTCTGTTACCCACGTGTCAGCAGAAACTTGTCAAAAGAATTTGGATTTGTGGCTGGGCCGTTTGGCTGTCGCTAATGCTTCAGTATCTAAACGCTCAAAGGCTCGCTGTCGTAGGGTAATTCCGCATGGGTAATGGTTTGACTTTTGGACGTGGCAGCGCCTGGAAAGGTGCCTCGATGGTAACGGAAGCTCTTAAGGCTTTCTTTGCTCCGCCGTCTTCTGCTGACCGCGACCTGTCGCTGGATCTTGAAACTTTGCGCTTGCGCTCCCGTCAGCTTTTCCAGAATAATACTTTTAGTCGCGCTCTTATTGGTTCGTTTGGTACGAATGTGGTAGGCACCGGTATTAAGGCGCGCCCCACACTTAAGCAGCTCGAAATCTTGGGACTTACCCAGGAACAGGCAGAAGCCTGGCAGAAAAGGACACAGGACCTTTACGAACTTTGGGCAAATTCTAAGAACTGCGACTCCGAAAAGAAAAACGATTTTGCACAGCTCCAGGGCCTCGCTTTTTTGACGGGTGCTATCGGTGGCGACTGCTTCGCCGTCTGTAAGTACGATGTGAAAAATAAGCCGTTCGGCCTGTCTATTAAGCTGTTCGAGGGCGACCGCGTGCAAAATCCGTTCGCTATCATTGATAACGATCTGTGCGCTCAGGGCGTAGAAATCGACGCAAACGGCGCCGCTGTTGCTTATCATTTTACAAAGAAGCCCGCGTGGGGTATCGATAACTATACTAACGCTATCGATACTGTGCGCGTGCCTGCTTTTGACGCGTTCGGTAATCCTAACGTTATCCATATTTTCACAGCTGACCGCACGGACCAGCGCCGCGGCGTTCCGCTGATGGCTCCTGTAATTAGCCAGCTTAAGCAGCAGGAACGTTACCAGGACGCGGAACTGATGGCAGCTGTAGTTAGTGCTTGCTTTACTACTGTTATCGAAAACAACAGCCCAGACGAAGCAGAGGACAACTTCGGTAACGTTGCAGACGAAATGCGCGTGGAAAAAATCGACGCAGACGGTAACGCCCAGGGCTCCAGCACTCCTGCCGCTATGGAAATTGCACCCGGCGCAGTTTGGGAACTGGCAAAGGGTCAAAAGGTGGCCCAGGTTAACCCGCTCCGCCCGAATACCAATTACCAGCCGTTTGTAGAATCCATTTTTAGCGAAGCTGCAGCAGCCGTGGGTATCTCTCACGAAGTGGCCCTGCGCAAATTTAACTCCAGCTATAACGCTGTGCGCGCCGCTATCCTTGAATCTCGTAAGACTTTCGAACGTTACCGCCAGAACTTTGTAGCCGATTTTTGCCGCCCCATTTATGAAAAGTGGCTGGCTCAGGCCGTGTTAACCGGAGTTATCGAAGCCCCGGGCTTTTTCGACGATCCTGTTAAGCGTGCTTTGTGGTGTGGCTGTCGCTGGATTGCCGACGCTGCTTTCTTGCTGGATCCGCTTAAGGAAACTCAGGCTATTAAGCAGCAACTCGACGAACAGCTTATCGACCGCGATACTGCCTGCGCTATGATTAACGGCGGCGAATACGAACGCGTCGCTAACAAGCTTGCAGAAGAAAAGCGCATGCGTAACGAAATCGGCCTGCAGGAACCGGGAACCATTAACAAAACGGAATCTTTCAGCGTTTCGACTGATGATACGGATCAGAGCGACTTGTAATTATGGCTAAAAAAGTAAGTAGTATTTTTATGCCCCGTTTGGCACTGCGTCAGGACGAAGCTAACCGCCTGGCTAGCTCCGACTTTGGCCCTGAATTTATCAAGGCAGACGGCGAAATCGACCACCAGAACTGCGTAACCGTTCGCGAAGATGGTATCGCCGTTATCCACGTAGACGGCGCCCTGTCTTACCGTTCTAGCTTCTTGGAGGCTTTCTTCGGTATGGACACTTACAACTCCATCGAGGCCAGCTTCGATAAGTGCATGGCGGACGAATCTATTAAGGGTATCGTCTTCGACATTAACTCTCCGGGCGGCGAAGTGAGCGGCTGTGCTGACCTTGCAGACAAGATTTTCGCAGCTCGCGAAAAGAAGCCCTGCGGAATCGTAGCCCGTACCGGTGGCCTGATGTGCTCCGCTGCCTACTGGATCGGCTCCGCATGCGAAAAGATTTATACAGCGGCTAACGGTACTCTTGGCTCTATCGGCGTGCTTTGCGCTTACTCAAAAGGCGAAAGCGAAGTTAACGTGGTTGTATCTGACCTGAGCCCGAACAAGGCCCCGACTCCGAACTCTAAGGACGGTTTGGCCCTGATTAAAAAGGAACTTAACGACCTGGCAGAAGTCTTTATCGAAACCGTGGCACGTAACCGCGGAACCAGCTACGAAGACGTGGCGGAAAACTTCGGACAGGGCGGTGTATTTATTGGTGCAAAGGCTGTAGAAGCTGGCCTGGCAGACGCTGTGGCTACCCTCGACGAAGTATGCGCCGAAATGATTAACCCCGAAACAAAAAAGGAGCCTACTATGGCTAAGGAAAAGACCGCACCGGCTGCAGAAGAAAAGCAGCTGACTGCAGAAGAAATCGGCGCTAACGCAGTCGCCGCTTATAAGCAGAGCGTAGCAGACGTTAAGGCTCTGTTCGACTCTTGCGCTATCGCAGAAGACGCTACCGCTTTCGTAGACGGTGGCAAGACTCTTGCAGACGCTAAGGAATTTGCTTTTACTGCCATGCAGGAAAAGATTAAGGCTATGGAATCCGCACACGCGGAAGCTATCGCCGCTAAGGACTCTGAACTCGCCAAGGCTAAGGCCGATTTGGAAGCTGTAAAGGCTGCAGCTCCCGTCGCTAAGGAACTGAGCGAAGAACAGAAGCTGGCTATCGAAAAGGGCCTGCAGGCCGAAGCCGCCGCCGCTAACAGCGTGCAGGGTGGCGCTGTGACTGCAGAAACCGAACGCAGCCGCATTATGGCAGCTTTCTCTCAGGGTGCTGCACAGTTTAACAACAAGTAAACAATAAACAAAAGGTAACAACGATGAGCAATACCGCTACTATCGACTTTACTAATCCGCAGGAACTGACCAAAGCCCTGATCGAAAATCTGCCGGCTGGCCGCTTCCTTTCTACTAACTTCTTCGGCGAAGAAATCCACGGCACTGAAGCTATCGCTATCGACGTGCTTAAGGGTACTCGTACTCTCGCTCCGTTCAAGGCTCGCGGCGCTTCTGCTGAAGTTGACAACGGCGTGGACTTCGAAACTAAGCTGTATAACACTGTGATGATCGCTCTTAAGCGCCCCACCACTGCTTCTCAGCTTTTCCGCCGTAACGCTGGCGAACAGGTTTTTTACGTTGGTGGCCCGTCCACTCCCGCAGAACGTGCAGCAGCTCGCCTCGCTTACGACCAGGCAGACTTGGCTAACAAGGTGCTCCGCACTATTGAAAAGTTCTGCGCTGACGCTCTCATTAACGACAGCTTCGCTCCGGGTGGCTCCCTGTCTACTCTCGACTTCGGTCGCTCCGCTTCTCACGATTACAACGTGAGCGCTAACGGCTACATCTACGACATCGAAAAGGCTGCAGACCTTATCGCTCAGGACTCCGGTTTGAGCGCTACCGACGTTATCATGGGTTCCGAATACGCCGACGCTTTCCTGGCAGACGCTAAGGTGGCTAAGGTTCTCGACTCTAAGAACATCCAGCCGGGTATTATCGCTCCTAACTTCAAGATCGGTAACGGCGGTCGCTTGGTTGGTACTTTCGGTGGCCTCCGTATCTGGCGCTACGACGAAAGCTACGCTACCATCTCCGGCGAAACCACCACCGTTTCTAAGATGATCCCGGCTAACAAGTGCGTCGTTATCTCCGACCAGATCCGCGCTACTGTTCACTACGGCATTATCGACGACGTTAAGGGCGGTATGTTCGCTTCTAAGATGTTCTCTAAGACCTGGGAACAGGACGACCCGTCTGTCCAGTACGTTGCTGTCAAGTCTTGCCCGCTGCCTGTTGTGCACCAGCCCGACGGCGCTGTGGTTATCACTAAGAACGCTTAAGGACTCTAGCTCGTGTCGTTCAAGGATATGTACATAGCAGATTTGAAAGTAACGTCGCTTAACGTTAACGAGTTCGGCGAAACCGTGACTCTTACGCGTGGCGAAAATACTTTTACTTTGGCTGGCTGCTTTGATACACCGTCTTTGGACGGCGCCGCTATTGGCGCTGAGGTTGAAGTCATAGCACACCAGCCTCGGCTTTTTGTTTGTGCGGCGGATCTTCCGGGCAAAGTGCCCGAAAGAGGCGACCGCTTTACTCTCTCGGCAACTGCGTTTCATGCAGCTGGCGTTTACTTTGCCGTCGATTTTGCTTTTGAAAAAGACGGCTCTGTCTGCTACAAGTTGCAGGAGGTTGTAGAATAATGGGCGCACTTACTTTTCGCGATATACGCCATGAGTTTGTACGAATCCTGAAAGCTGCGGCTATCCCTGGTGTACTGGACAAGGTTTACGAAAGTCGCGCGGAGCGTGGTTTTCCGTCTGAGGGTCCTTTTATTTCTGTGTACACAAATAACCACTCTTTTGACGACCAGGGTACTAGCCCTGTAGTCTATAAGATTGATACTACCGTTATCGTAGATATTATCGTGCAGGGCCCTGTAATCCAGGTGCTGCCTACTGGCGCGCGTAACCGTATCGACGTAGACGACCAAATGGATGTACTTACAGACAAAGTTATTAACGCGCTTTTGTACGCTCCGGTTCCAGCTCGCGGACCGCTCAACATCGGTACAGACCACTTTGTGCGCTTGGGCAGTGTAGTTAACACTCTTAACGGACAGGGCGAAACCGACAAGGCGTGCCAGAGGCTGACTTTTACCGTTACCTGGGAATGTGCGCTGCCTGACGGTGGCCCCGAAAACGATATGAACGTTATTCATAACGAGCTCGATACTTCCGATGGCGACGGCTCAAAGAAAATGGTATGGGAAATTACTAGAACGGGAACGTAATATGCAGATCGAATTTTTGAAACCGGGTGTAGGTGTCGGCGGAACCGCTCTCGAAATTTATTTGCCCGCCAAAGGTCGCAACATTTTGCCCGCTGGGGAACTTGTCGAAGTAGACGGCTATATCGAACGTCGAATCGCTAAGGGCTCTTTGGTACGTGCAGAAGTTGCGCCTGTGAACACTGAAACCAAAAAGGACTCTAAAAAATGAGTATTTCTTTTAACGAAATTCCTAAGAGCCTGAAAGTACCGGGCTTTTACACTGAGTTCGACAACAGCGCCGCCGCTGGCTCTGCTGTCATGCCTTGGAATGTGCTCGTTATCGGTCAGCAGACTGGCTCCGCTAAGTCTGAAATCGTACTGATTACCGACGACTCCCAGGCCGATAAGCTCTTTGGCTGCGGTTCTCAGTTGGCCCGTATGCTCCGCGCATACCGTAAGGCTAACAAGATGATCCCGCTTTACGCTTACCCCGTTGCAGACGCTAACAGCTCCACTGCTGCTACTAAGACTGTTACCGTGTCTGGTTCTGCTACCGACGGCGGTACCGTCGCTCTGTACATTGGCGGTCAGCTGGTCCAGGTTGCTGTAACTGCAGGCGAAAGCGCCGCCACTATCGCTGACAATATCGCAGACGCTATCGGTTATGCTTCTCCCGCTTCCGGTAAGCTCGCTGGCTCCGCTACCCAGTACCCCGTAGTCGCTTCTGTCCAGGGCGCTGTCGTGACCTTGACTGCAAAGAACAAGGGCACCTGCGGTAACGGCCTCGACGTTCGCGTTAACTATAACGCTGGCGACGTTCTCCCGGCTGGCGTTGGTGTTGCGGTTGCTGCCGGTGTTACCGGTGCTGGCGATCCGACTCTCTCCGGTATCTCCGGTGTCATTGGCGACCGCTGGTTTAACATTGTGGTATCTGGCCTGAACAGCTCCGCAAACGTGGAATACCTCCGCGCAGACGCTGCTAACCGCTGGCTCGCTACCGTCCAGCAGACTTCCGTAATTATGTACGGTAAGTGCTTCGACGGCGAAAGCGACCCGTTCACTGCCGCAAAGACCTATTACGATGACCTTAATTCTCAGCTGTTGCTCCCTGTTAGCCTGATCGGTACCCCGACTCCCTGCGATGAACTCGCCGCCACTTTCGCTGGCGTCGCTGCAGAATCCGCAGAAGCTGACCCGGCTATGCCTATCGCTAACCTGGCCCTGGAGGGTGTACTCGCTCCGGACGCTGCAGACGCTCTCAACCTGACAGAAAAGAATTTGCTCTTGTCTTCTGGCTGCGCTCTGCTCGATGGTGCTTTCGATGGTACCGTCTACGTGCGTCGCGCTGTTACCACTTACAAGCGTAACGCCTCCGGTGGTGCAGACGAAAGCTACCAGCAGCTCGAAACTATCATGAGCCTGTCTTACTTCCGCTGGGGCTGGAATAACCGCCTAGCTACTAAGTACGGTCGCTGCAAGCTCGCTAACGATGGTACCGACTTCGGCCCCGGTCAGGTCGTAATGACTCCCAGTAAGGGTAAGGCAGAAGCCTTGGCCTACTATAAGGAACTTTGCGAAGCTGCTATCTGTCAGGGCTACGAAGACTTTAAGGAAGCCTTGGTGGTCGAAATCGACAGCCAGAACAAAAAGCGTCTTAACTTCCTGCTGCCTGCAGAATTTGTGGGCCAGATGTTCACTTGCGCCTCTAAGGTGCTGTTCAAGTAAAGGAGTAAAACATGGCTATTATTGCTGGTGCTCATAAGCTCTGGATCAACTCTAAGAGCTATATCCTTAAGGACAAGCCCTCTTACGACGTAGGCGGCGTGTCCCGTGAAGAAATCGAAGTACCGGGCGGCGAGGGCCCGTACTTTTCCGAAAAGATGATTAACAGCTCTGTAGAGGGTACTTTCGCAGCAGACGCAGCTCTGTCTATGAACGACCTCCGCGGCATTAAGGACGCTACCGTGGTCCTGGAGTGCCCGAACAAAGTACAGATCGTCTTCAAAAACGCTAGCTTTGTAGGCGACTGCAAGGCTGACGGCGACGGCGGAATCTCGTTTAAGATGGTCGGTAAGGGCCAGGCTGACGAACTGAAGCCGTAAAAAATATTCCATTAAATCTCGGTTAATGGGGTGCGGTCCTGCTTCGGCGGGGCCGTACTTTTTTATTGTCAAATTTTGACATTTTCAAATAGCAAAATCTATATTTAACTCCGGACCATTAACCGGAGTTTTTCTTATGGCAAAATATACCCTTAAGCAGCCTGTTAACGTTGCAGGCGACGAACGTACAGAAGTTACCGTAAAGGAATCCTGGACGGCTGGCGACTTTATCGATATTCAGAACGCTGGCGAAAAGAAAGGCGACCAGGCCGCACAGCAGATCGCTATCGCTATCGACTGGCCTGTACCGTTTGTGCGCCAGCTTGGAATCGAAGACTATATCGCTATCCTGGAGCTGTCTAACCGTTTTTTCGCTCAGACTCTGCCTGGAAAGAAGAAATAGTAGGCAGCTTAAATTACTACATGGCTGTTATTTGCGGGGTGTTCCATTTTCCGCCAGAATCCGTGCGTAAATTTGGGCCCGGCGATATAGTCTACTGGAACGCGCGCGCAGAGCAGTTTTTAAAACTTACAACTCCAGATTTGAGTAAAAGGTAGGAACTTTTTATAGTTCTTACCTTTATTTACTGTCATTTTTTGACATAAAATGTTATATTTTGGGCATGGCCCAGTCGAGAATACGTACTTTCATTGATGTTGTTATGGGCGGCACCGGTGCCGCTTCTGCGGAAGCTGACCGCGTTACTAATTCCATTAACAAGTCTACTAGCGCTGTCGATAAGTTGAACAAGCGCTTAAAAAGTATTCAGGCTGGCGTAGCTCTCCAGAGTGTCACTGCAGCCGCAGGCGCTGTAAAAGGTGCTTTCGACGCGGTAACTAGCACTATCGGAGGCGCTGTAAATGCTGTTTATGGTTTGGCGGCTAGCCAGGCTACTGCCGCCGATAAAATCGGTAAAACTGCGGCCCTGTTGGGTATGCAGGTAGGCGAGTTTCAGGCGCTGGAGTCTGCCGGTAATCATGCGGGAATGAGCACGGAGGCTGTTAACTCTGCGCTCGAAAAGTTTTCTATCAATACCGCTAAGGCTGCCTCCGGATCTAAAGCGCAGCTGGATATTTTTAACGCGTTGGGCGTCGCCACAAAGAACGCGGACGGCTCCATGCGTTCCCAGACAGAGCTACTTTTAGAGGCTGCGGACGCTTATACGAAGCTGTCCAGCGAACAGGATAAGAACCGCGTAAGCCAGGAACTTTTCGGACGTTCTGCGGTCCAAATGAGCGCGCTTTTGTCTGGTGGTTCCTCTGGTCTTCGCTCTTCTATCGCGGACTACGAAGCGACGGGAGCAGGTTACACTGACGAAGAAGTTAAAAGCGCGGCTGCTTTTAATGATAATTTGCAGACTATGAGCGAAAATTTAGAGGGTATTAAAAAAGACCTGTTTTTCGCTCTTGCACCTGCTTTTACTGACCTTTTCCAGAGCGTTACAGAGTTTATCGAGAATAACCGCCCGCAGATCGACGCGATTATTAGCAGGCTCAGTAAACAGCTGCCGTCTGTTATCGACGATGTAAAGAGCGCTCTCCCGTCTATACTGGATAAAGTGTTGAAAGTTGGTGGTGTGGTAGCTGACATTTTGGAATATACGGGCCCATGGGTGCCTATGCTGAGCGCTGCCGCCGTTATTGTTGGTGGTGGATTGCTTACCGCTGTTACTGCCGTAGGCGCTGCGTTCGTGGCTGTGGGTGCGTTTGTGTCCGGGCCTATTGTAGCTGGTATTGGTTTGGTTGTTGCTGCCGTTGTTAGCTGGGGCTCTGTCGTAAAATCAGTGTACGATAATTGGGACATGCTAAAATCATTTATTGTAGACGACGTTGGCGGCGCTATTGGTCGCTTTATCGATGACTGCGTAAGCAAATTTAAGGGCTTTGTAAACTACGTTATCGAGGGTGTTGCCTCCGCTGTGGGTGCTTTATCCGGGCTACCGTTTGTAGGCGATACGTTCGCCGGTTCCGCTGCAGAGATCCGCTCTTTAAAGTTCGATACTGCGCCCAGTAACTCCGCTGTAACTAAGGCTGCCACGGCTAAGGCCACTAACAGCACCCTTAACGTTAATTTCTCCGGTATGCCTAAGGGCGTTACCGTTACGCCCGAAAAGGGCTTCGACTACGGATCCATCGACTTTACCGCTGGCTATGCTTTCGGGAGCTACTAATGGCAGATACTTATTTAGAAACTTTGGGCAAAACCACCGTTAAGATTAACGGTAAATCTTTTGAGGCTGTCGCCGCCAGCTTCCGTGGCTCCGCGTTCTTTGTTCGATCTAATGAGCAGGGCGGCGGCGGTCGCACTATTGTAACGAAAAAGGTGCCGTTTAGCGCAGAGCGTGTTAACGAGGATCTGGGCGCTAACGTGCCTACACTCTCTATGGAATTTTTCCTGGTGGGCGTGGACTGCGACGTACAGAAAAACGATCTTTTGAAAGCCTGCTCCCAGGAGGGTGCGGGAGAACTGGTACACCCGTGGCTCGGTACGTTCCAGGCTCGCTGCTCTGATGTAAGCTTTACTTACGGTGGCGACGAGCTCGGCGTGGTCCGTGGCTCTATTACGTTTGTACAGGAATCTGCGCTGCCTGAAAAGTCCGTTAGCGTTAATCTGGCTGGCGAAACTCAGGCTAAGGCTAAGAGCTTCCGCGAAAAGTTGCAGGACGGCTTCGCCGGTGCTCATGCGACTATGAAGCTTACTACTGGTATCGTTAACGGCGTTGCTAACGGTATCGGTATTTTGCTCGATATGCTTACAGACTGCCGTAAGATTTTGAGCGACGTAAACGAATTTATTAGCACTGTTGGTAAGATTAAGGCGAACGTCTACGTACTTGTGGCTAGCCCTGCGGATTTTGCCGCACGTATCGCTGACCTGGTAACGGCTACTGAGGACCTGTTCAACGTTGACCCGGACCCGAAAGAAGACGTTAACGAGTACATCGATATTATGCAAATGGAGCTGGATACGTCCAGCGATTATACCGGCATGCTCTCCGGTATGCTAAAGCTTACTAAGCAGCTCGCCGCCTCGATGGTAGTCGAGTCGCTAGTGTCTGCGGAATTTGTGAGCGTTGACGAGGCTCGCGAAATGCAGACGAAAGTAACTGAAGCTTTCGACTCTATGATCGAATCCACAGACGACGTAGACGAGTACATGAGCCTTACGGACCTGCAGGCGACCGCGCTAACTTACCTGCGCGAAACTATGGCTAATATGGCTGTTGTCGTCGAAAAGGACGTGCGCGGATCTGTCAACATGTTGACACTTTGTTACGATGTTTACGGCGACCTGGACAGGGTAGACGACATTATGCTGCGTAACTGCATGAGCCAGGGGCTTTTCGTGTCGGGCCCTGTAAAAATGTTGAGTAAGTAATGGTAGAAATCCACTGTAACGGACAAGTGATTAAGGGCTTTACCAGCGTGCAGATTACCCGCGCGCTGGACCAGTTCGCCGCTACCTACTCCATGCAGGTATTTAAGGCCGTGAGTAACGCCGATGGCGCAAGCGCTGCCGCGAGTTCGCTTTGGGTGCCTGTATTCCCAGACGACGAAGTAGAAGTGGTTGTCGATGGCGAAAAGGTTATTAAGGGCTATAACGAAAAGACCAGCCCTGCTCTGAGCGCCGATAACTTTAGCTGCGCTGTTTCCGGAAAAGAGATTACAGCAGACGCGGTAAAGTGCCCGCCCGAAACTATAGTCTTTGAAAACAAGAAAGTAGACGAGATTTGTCGCGTTATATGTAACGAAGTGGGCCTGATTTTTGACGGTGCCAGCGGTGCTAACGTTGGGGCCCCTCTTAAAAAATTCTCTGTGGATCCGGGGGCCAGCGCATACGAGGTAATGATTAAAGCCTGTGCGGAGCGCCGCGTTATGCTGGTAAGTAACGGCCTGGGACACGTTCGACTCGATGGCGGTAAGTATAAGGCTGCCTCCGTGGATTTGGTCCAGGGTAAAAACGTGCTGAGCGCTACCGGCGACTTTACCAACGAAAAGCGCTACAGCGTGTATCGCGTTTATGCTTCTAAGGACGCCTCCGGAAAAACATACGCCGAAGTCAAAGACGACGACGTTAAACGCGACCGCCGTTTCGTACTGCTCGACGAAACTTTCGCGACGAAAGAAAACTGCGAAGCCCGCGCCATGTGGGAGGCTAAGCACCGTCAGGCAGAAGCCAATAAGCTGACCGTAACCGTTAGCGGATGGCGTCAAAAATCCGGTGCTGCTCTTTGGGCTCCGGGCCAGACTGTTAACGTAAATCTCCCGTCTATGCTGGGGGAGGTTCGCCAGTTCCTGATTAACCGCGTAACGTTCACTTTGAGCGCTTCGGGTACTACATCGACACTTCAGCTGGTGGATCCGTTCGTATATGCTCCCGCGCCTGCGTTCCCGGCAGCTAAAAAGAGCGTTAAGGCGACTAAGGCAAAAAAAGATATTTGGTCCAGTGTGCGTAAGGCCACTGGATCTAAGCTTGGTAAGGGTAAGTAATGGATTTTCAGTTTTTGCTAGAACCGCTGCGCCGCCAGATCCGCTCTATCGTGGGCTGGGCCCTGATGGAAAAGACCGTGGCGAAAGACAAAGAGAACGGCGTGCGCTGTTCTATGTGCATGCCCGCTGGCGAAAAGCTAACAGAAGTGCCCCTGGTCCAGCACTACGGTTTCTGCTCCCGCCCCAAAAAGGGCGCTAAGCTGCTCACTCTTTTTATGGGAGGCTGTCACGGTAACGGCTACGTAATCGGCGAAGCTGGCGACCCGCAGAAACTCCCGGAAGTAGGGGAGGGCGAAGCCTGTTTTTATACTGACGCAGGCCAAAAGATTTTACTTAAGGCCGATGGCTCTATCGTTTTGACGCCTGCAGACGGTAAAGTCGTTACCATCGAAAGCGACGTAAAGATTACAGGCTCTGTCGATGTGGACGGCGACCTGGACGCTGGCGGCGATATTGAAGCTGGAGGCGACGTTGGCGCTACTGGTAACATCGAGGCCACCGGCGACGTTAAGGCCCTGCGCCTGGCTGCGTTCGTAACGCTTACAAAGCATATCCACCCGTCCGCAATGGGCCCGACCTCTACACCTGCACAGGGAATGTAATATGGCTCTTAATAAAAATACTTTGATTGCTGACCTGAAAGCGGCGCTAAAGACTGCGGCGGCTGCTAACGAAAATCTGGACCCGAAAGCGGCAGACGTGCAGGACGTAGCTATGCAGAATCTGGCGAACGCTCTCGCCGGTGCTATCGATACCTATGTGCGTACTGCTACAGTAAAGACCACCGTTTCGACGACTGTATCGACTACTGTAAAAAACAGCGATAATAAGCAGATCGGTACAGGAACCGGTACAGGAACAGGTACGGGTACAGGGTCGCTGGAATAAATCCGCGTGGGCTTGTAAATTTATTGTCATTTTTTGACACAACTTTATTATATTTAAAAATATGAGTGACTTAGCACTTAGACAGACTCGCGAACTTAATTACGACCTGGACTTTAACGGGTCGGATTTGGCGCTGTCTGATAGCCTGCAGAGTGCTGTCGCTCTTTCTCTTGGCTGTTTTGTCCGTTCCGGAGCGACCGGTACGGCTACGCTGTCTAACCAGATCGGCGGCTGGTGGGGTAACGCCCTTAACGAATTGCCTATGGGTTCCGAAATTTGGAAGCTCTTTAGCACCAAAATTTCGGACAAGTCCGCAGACGCTGCGGCAAAAATGGCAGAAAAAGCGCTGGCCTGGATGATTACTGACGGTGTGGCTAAGTCCATCGACGTTACCGGCGAAGCTTTTAGAACGGGCGTTAATTTGCGTGTGCGCGTCCAAAAACCCGACCGCACAGACGATACTTTTGTGTACCAGGTAAACTGGGAGGCTAGCGTCTAATGGCTTTTTCTGTTCCCTCTCTTGGCGAAGTTGTCCGCACCGTCGAAAATGGATTTAGTACCGCTTTTTATGGTTCCGCAGGCGTTCTGCGCGTGACCGTGCTTAAGCTTTTGGCTAAGGTAATCGGCGGCGCTGTGTACCTGCCTCTGCTGGCCTGCTCCTACATCTGGAAAAACTCTTTTATTTCTACCGCAGACGCGGAGGGCTTGGTAAAGATTGGATCTGATTTTAGCCTGCCCCATAAAACCGTAACTTTTAGCCATGGTACTGTAACCATTTTAGGCGCTTCCGGTTCTAAGGTTCCCGCTGGTACGGTCCTCGTATATGAAAATTCAGGAAAAGAGTACGAACTGCTTACAGACGTTACTTGCAGCACTCAGTATTATGGTACTGCTTATTATGGACATGGCGAAATTAAGGCGGTAGAAGCTGGCGCAGAAAGTAACCTGGGTACGACTCAGGCGGCTTTGATTTTCCTCGATGGCGCGCCGTCTGGCGTTGACTCTGCCAGCACCAGCGATACCGACGGCGGACGCTCTGAGTCCGTGCAGGTAGGCGCGAACGTGGAACAGTGGGGCGAAACTTTGGAAGAATACCGCGCCCGTCTTAAGTACCGCCGGCAGAACCAGCCACAGGGCGGCTGCGTTGCTGACTACGTAAACTGGTGTAAGCGCTTCGACTTTGTTACCGATGTATTCCCGTTTGCTAACTGGCCTAATACCAATAACGTTACACTGTTTGTGTCGAATAGCGCCAGCGATAGTTACACCGTTTCTAGCGCGGACGTAGCTAAGGTCCAGGAATACGTTAACGACGAAAGCCGTAAGCCTGTCTGCTCTGCTCCTATTGTACGCCCGGTTACGCCTATTAGCCTGGCTATCTCGATTAGCTTTACGTCTGTTAACGCCGTTGTTAAGAGCTCCGTAACTGAAGCAATTAAAAATTATTTGCGCGGCTTTAAGCCTGGCGATACCATCTATAAGACTGATCTTTACACCGTCGCGGCCTCTGCCTCCGGCGATGTGTTCTGTAGTATCTCTAGCTGGACTAAAGACGGCGCCGGTATTGGTGCGTCTTTGACTCTCACTAAGACGGGCGGGAATACTCCAGCCGGTCAGGTCGTTAACGTTAACGCTCTTACTCTGAGCTTTGCACAGATTAGCAACGGGTAACAGATGTACGTCCAGTCTATATCGAGCGGTGTTTTGGCTCCTGGCCAGCAGCTGACTATCTGGGGCGGTTTCTTTGTTGACGCCTGCCAGGTGCTGTTTAACGGTATTGCTGGCGTTATCGAAGACGTTAACGACGGCGCTATCGTTGCTGTGTGCCCTGACGAGCTGGGCGATTACTCCGTGCAGGTTAAGAACGGCTCGAAAGTTATCGACGCAGGTACTCTGCGCGTCGTAGAGCTGAGCGAAACGCCGCTGCCGTCGCGCCCGCGTGAGTATGCGCTGGCGGATTTTGTTAGCTACGTGCGCGGCCTGTTCCCGCGTGGTAACGTGCTGGACCTGCAGCCCTCTAGCAACTTTGGAAAATTTATTAAGGGACTGGCCTTGTCTGTGCAGTACCTGTGGGAAAATCTACAGAGCATGTTTACTGCGATGGATCCGGCCCATACGTCGAACTTTGACGACTGGGAAGACGACCTGGGCCTGCCCGTAAACGGTATTATCGTTAACAGCTTCGAGAACCGTCGCCGCGAAATTTATCGCGTAGCCTGCACTCCTGGCGGCTGCACAAAACCGTACTTTAAGAAAGTTTTGCGCCTGATGGGTTACGAGGCCGATATTAGCGAATACTATAAAGACGCCTCGGACTTTACCGTAACCACGCTGGAATATACCGATAACGACGACGGTACGACCAGCTGGCAGTCCAAAAATTACACGTACTCTTTTCCGGAAACAGCGGACCGCAAATTTTACTGGCAAATCCGCTTACACGTTCCAGACCTGAAAGTAGGCTACGCAGACTGCGAGAACGGCACCTGCGAAAGCTTCCTGGTCCAGTGGGAAGACTACGTGATGGAAAATGTAATTAACGCGATTAAGCCCGCGCACACCGTCTGTATTTTCATATATGATAATATGAATACTTGTTATTTAACAGATGAAACAAGAAATATATTAATAGACGAATACGGTGATTATCTTGTTTATTATAAATAAAACTATAAGATTTTATCAGTTGCAAAAAATAGCGCCATTGGAAACATTTAAAAAAGAGGGCTAAAGAATGGCAGAAAAATTTATAGGCGACTACATTGGCGCTATGAGCGAAGCGACCTCGACCGAGATTAAGAACGGCGTCGTAATGGTAAGGACGGCTTCGGGCGAATTGAAGAAGGCCCCCGGAAACAAGCTGGGCGAAAAGGCCGTTTTCGAAGCTACCTACGGCTCAACCACATTCGCAGACATTGAGCAGGCTATCGCTGACGGCTACTGCGTAAAGTGTGATATGAGTGGCTACAATTATGAACTTGTGCAGGCTACAACCGAAAAGATTACTTTCGCAGCAACGAACAACGTGAATGGCACTATCACGCAGGAAACCGTCTGGGTCAATAGCGATGACACTTGGGATAGTGAAAGCGTGAATCTCGCAACTAAATCCTACGTTGACATTATGCTCGGCAACGTGGAAAACCTGCTCGCA